GCCTGGCTCACATATCCGCGAAATTACGACGAGGGGTCGGAATCGTCGGGGGTCGAAACGTCGTGGCACGCGAAATCGGTCTTACCCTACGACGGTGAACGCCATCGACGCCTACGCAGAGGCCGTGGTCGCCGAGAAAGTGCCGGCTGGGAAGTATCACAAGCTGGCCTGTGAGCGTCATCTGCGCGACCGCACACGCGAAGGCCGTCGCGGGTTCCCTTACATCTTTGTGCTCGATCGCGCGGAGCGGTTCTTCCGCTTTGCCGAGAAGCTGCGCCACTACAAGGGCGAATGGGCCGGCCAACGCATCCAGCTCCAGGCCCACCAGAAGTTCCGCCTCGGATCTTTGTTCGCGTGGCTGCATCGCGGGACCGGATTACGCCGCTTTCGGGCGTGCTATTTCGAGATCCCGCGCAAGAACGGGAAGTCTCTCGAGGCCGCGCTGGTCGCCCTGTACGGAACCTTCTTCGATGGGGAGCCCGGCGCGGAGGGCTACATGGTCGCGACCAAACGCGATCAGGCCCGGATTGTGTTCAACGACTGCAAGCGCCTGGTGCAATCGAGCGGGTTGAAAACGCGCATTCGCGTCCTCCAGGCGAATCTCCATCGGGAATCGACGGCCTCGAAGATCGAACCGCTCGGCGCGGATAAGGATTCCACCGACGGCCTCAACCCGCAGCTGGTGATCATCGACGAGGCGCACGCCATGAAAGGGCGCGGGATGATCGACGTGATGGAAACCGCGACCGGTGCACGGCGCCAACCGATCGTGTTTTGGATCACGACCGCCGGCAACGATCCGGTGACGCCGTGCGGCGACCAACACCACTACGCCTGCCAGATCCTCGAGCGGGTGCTGCACGACGAGCAGATCCTCGCCTTCATTGCCCACGCGGACGAGAAAGACGACCCCTTCGCCGAGTCCACGTGGCGGAAAGCGAACCCGAACTATCTCGTCTCAGTGAAAAAGGACGACCTGGTGGCGCTCGCGCGCAAAGCGAAAGCGATGCAAGCGGCCGAGGCGACCTTCAAACAGAAGCGATTGAACCTCTGGGTGAACGCCGACGCGCCGTGGTTGTCATTGGAAGGGTGGCGCCAAGGGCAAAGTCACTGGGATCCTGACGAGCTCCTGGGCGAGCCGTGCTGGATCGGCGTCGACCTGTCCTCGAAAATCGACCTCACCGCCATCGTGGCGCTGTTTCCGCCGACCGACACGCGCCGCAAGTGGCGACTGATCGCGCGCTGCCTCTCCCCCGCCGCCACGCTCGAGCAGCGCGCGCAGCGCGACCGCGCGCCCTACCCCATTTGGGTGCAACGCGGCTGGCTGGAGACGAACCCCGACAACCAGATTGACCAGGACCGGGTGAAGGAGATCGTGCTCGACTTCGCGCGGCGCTATCAGGTGCAGCAGATCGGGATCGACCCCTGGAACTCGGGCAACCTGCGCAAGCACCTGGAGGACGAGGGGCTGGGCGTCATCGAAATCCCGCAGACCATCCCGCAGATGAGTTCGGCGTGCAAGGAGTTCGAGGCCGACGTGCTCGACGGCCTGGTGGACGCGAACCACAACGAGCTGGTGCAGTGGTCGGTGCGCAACGCCGTCCCAAACTGGGACAATAAAGGGAACTTCTACCCGACCAAACGCCGGAGCCGGGGCCGCATCGACCCGGTGATCGCCACGCTGCTGGCGCGCAAGGTGTTCGACCTGCAGATTGGGTTGCCGGCCGACGACCCCGACCTCGTGACGGCCTAGAATGGGGCCGGACCGTCGCCGCGGTGGTTCGCCCGCTGAGCGGGACTCGCGGCACAACTAGCGCGCGCCGTATGAGCCACCTTGACGCGCAGCCGGTGACGAGGGGCGGTCCATCTTCCTCGAGAAACCCGCACACGGCACGACTCAAGGTTGCGGCCTTATGCGGCCTTTGCGGCCTTCGGTTGCGGCCTTGTGCGGCCTAAAGGGTGTCGCCAGGGACACCGTTTCCGACTAGGTGTCCACACGCGAACAGTGGTTCCAGAACCGGTCGGAACCACTCGGCCGGTTCCAGAACCGGTCGGAACCACTCGGAACCGGTTCCAGAACCGGTCGGAACCACTCGGAACCGGTCTTTCGTGCGTTCTTCGCCCGACGCCGGTGTCGGGGACCTCATCGCACAGACTCCCACACGTAATGCAGACCGAATCGATTCGTTCTACGTCGGGCAATCCATTTCCCTGGCTGCTGAGGCTTGTCTCCAGCTAACCATTCGCGCAACCCCCGATCTAGCGCGCGCTTATTTGAGGCTGCAAATAATACCCGTCCGGTTCCAATCTCCACCAGCGACCAACAGCCCAGACGTCCAGCAATGCCGCCGCCTCGCTCTAGCCTGTAATGTTTCACACCGAAAGGGCATAGCCCTAGATCGTATCCAAGAGGCGTGTAGCGATCTGGAAGGCTATGACCACGAAGAATCACGGCGACCGATGTCGCAGAAAGACCGCTCATCGCGGGGACTCCCAAGGTGCGGAGGCCCCGCGCCGCCGGGACGCGATGGTCCGGGCACACCCCGGGATCGTGCCTCGACTACGACTCTCGTAGCCCGCCCCGTCCGGCTCGGGCCTCCGCAAGCCGAGGATGATACCAAGGGGCGTAGAATGGGCGGGCAAGATGCCCCCACGCTCCGGGCGCCCCCCGCTCGATCGGACCGGCCCCTCGGTCCCCATCTGCGTGAAAGTCCCCGCGCGCCAGTACGACCGCCTCTACCAGCGGGCCCGCGATGCGCGCGTGTCGGTCCCTGAAGTGGTCCGCCGCGACCTCACCAGGTCAGCGAAAAGAAATCCAAAGTAGCAGACGAGCCGCCCGCTGCCGCAGGATCCGACGCCAGTGCGTTGGTTGTTGTGGTGGCGACCGCCTTGCCTGCTCCGCGTGGTCATCGTCAACCTCAAGGACGACCCGCAGACGGCGATCAAGGGTGTGCTGTGGACCAGCCGGGGGGCATGGCTCACGGTGCGCCAGGCCGCCTTGCTTCGGCCCGGTGAGGGTCCGACCCCCGTCGACGGCGAAGTGGTCGTACACCGCAGCAACGTGGCGTTCCTGCAAGTCCTCGACTGATGCCCATTGTTCAGAGCTTCGGCGCGTTACAGGCGTTCTCGCCCGCGGCGCAGGCCAGCGGGTCCTCGCCCACGTACTACCCGACCGCCGGGACCGGCAGCTACGCCACCTACGCCAACATCTACGCGAACCAGCCCGCCGTCCGCACCGTCATCGACTTTCTCGCGCGCAACATCGCCCAACTCGGGCTGCACGTGTTCCGCCGCGTCTCCGACACCGACCGCGAACGGCTGAGCACCCACGAGCTCGCCGACTGGATCGCGCACCCGAACCCCGGCACGTCGCGCTATCGGCTCATCGAGAGCCTGATGATCGACATGGGGATCTACTACTGCGCGTACTGGCTCAAGGTCCGCATGCGCGACCGCATCGGCCTGGTGCGCGTGCCGCCGGACGAGATCGAGGTCAAGGGCTGGCTGCTGCCGGATCGCTACATCTGGACGCGCCCTGACGGCGCGCAACTGCCGTTGAAGCCGCGCGACCTGGTGGCCTTTCGCGGGCACGGCCCGTTCAACCCGCTCGAAAGCCTCTCGCCGCTCGAAACGCTGCGCAAGACGCTGCTGGAATCGGCCGTGGCGCTCGACTATCGCGCGGCCTACTGGAATAACGCGGCGCGGTTCGAGGGGGTCATCGAACGGCCGCTCCAGGCGCCGAAGTGGACGGCCGACCAGAAGCAAACGTGGCGCGAACAGTGGAACGCGCGCTTCAGTCGCTCGCCCGGGCAAATCGCCGTCCTCGAGGACGGCATGACGTTCAAACCGACCGCCTGGTCGGCCTCCGACTCCGAATACATCCCCCAGCGCAAGCTCACGCGCGAGGAAGTTGCGGCGGCCTACCACGTGCCGCTGCCCATGGTCGGCATCCTCGAGCATGCGACCTTCAGCAACATCCGCGAACAGCATAAGAACCTCTATCAAGACTGCCTCGGGCCGTGGTGCGAGTTCTTACAAGAGGAGATAGAACTGCAGCTCCTCACCGAGTGCGACGACCAAGAGGATGTCTACGCGGAGTTCAATATCGCCGAGAAGCTGAAGGGCTCGTTCGAGGAACAGGGCGCGTCGCTCAATCGGCTCTGTGGCCGGCCGATCATGACGGGCAACGAGGGCCGTGCGCGCCTGAACCTGCCGGCGATCAAAGACGACGAGTCGATGAACGAAGTCGTGCTCGCCATGAACACGTCCTCGCCCTCCCAGCCCGGCGACGTGGGCGGCGGCGGCGATGCCGACAACGATCCCGCCGATGCGCCGCCGATCGAGAAGCGCCTGACGCCGGCCGCCGGCGATCTCGCGCCCGTCGTGCTCGCGGCGTGGACCCGCCAGCGCGCAAAACTCGACAAGGTGCCCAAGGATCGGCGCCCGGCGGCGTTTGACCTGGCGCGGTGGGACCGCGAGCTCGCCACGGACCTCGAGCCGGTCTATCGCGCGGCGGGCTGCCCCGCCGACCAGGCCTCGCTGGCGGCCACCGCGCTCGCCAGCAGCATCAACACCGAAACCCTACGTCTGCTCGTGATGGGCGAAGACGCCTTCCGTGATCGAGCGTTGGAGGTCTGAATGCCATCCCAACCGCGTGCCCATGCGTGCGACCGCGTGCTCAGCATGGCGTTGTATCCGTGGGCGATCACGGGCCCGATGCTCAGTGTGGTCGCCAACATCCTCGGCCACCGTCTCGCCGGCGACGCGCTGGAGACGACGACGCTCGAGAAGCGGCCGCCGGTGGGCTTGACGCTCGTGCCGGCCGCCTCCGCCGGCGGAACGGGCGGCGGCGCGGCGATTCTGCCGATTCACGGGTGCCTGGCGCCGCGCATGAACGCGCTGAGCGAGATTAGCGGCGGCGCGACCTACGAACAGGCCAGCCAGGCGCTCGCGCAGTGCATGGCGAACCCGGAGATCGGGACCATCGTGCTCGACATCGACTCCCCGGGCGGCTCGGTGCTGGGCGCGTCGGAGTTTGCGCGCGAAGTCCTGGCGGCCCGCACGAAGAAGCGGATCGTGGCGCACGCGAACTTCGAGATGTGCTCGGCGGCCTACTGGATCGCCAGTTGCGCGACCGAAATCGTGGCCTCGTCCTCGTCGATGGTCGGCTCCATCGGCGTGTACAGCATCCACGAGGACTTGTCGCACGCGCTGGAGCAGTTGGGCGTGAAGCTCACCTACATTTCCGCCGGCAAGTTCAAGGTGGACGGCAACGACAGCGAACCGCTCAGCGATTCGGCCCGCGCCCGGCTGCAAGGCCTCGTCGACGCGCACTACACGCGCTTTGTCGGCGACGTGGCGAAGGGCCGCGGCGTGTCCGAGAGCGACGTGCGAGCCGGCTTCGGCCAGGGCGCGACGCTCACCTCGGACGAAGCCGCGTCGGCCGGCCTAGTTGATCGCATTGACACCTTCGACGCCACCCTGGCGCGCGTGCTTCCGAGCAGCATGGCGCCGGTCGCGCTCGCACCGTCGCACCGCGACACGCCGCAGGAGCCTCGTCCGGCCACCGGCCAGGATCGCGTGCAACAGGCGCGTGCAGCGCAGCGCGCTCTGCTCACGCTCGGTCTGTAATCGGGAGATTTGTCATGTTGAATGTCGCCCAACTCGAACGCGACCTCGAGGCCAAGAAGCGCGAAGGCCTCGCCCTGCTCGAAAAGACGTGTCTGCTGGCGGAAAGCGAACACCGCGTGATGAGCGAGCAGGAGCTCGCGGACATCGACGTGATCACGAAGGCCGGCCAGGAGCTGCAAGGCAAGATCGCCCGCGCCAAGGGCGGCGATGCCATGCGCGACGCGCTCAGTGCGCTCACCGGGCCCGTCGCCGCCGAGCCGCCCGTCGTCCCGATTCGCCGGAGCCTCGGCTCGCAGTGGGCCGCCAACCCCGAGATCGCGGACTTCTTCTTCAAGAAGCAGGGCCATCGCACGTCGTCGGCGTGGCGCTCGCCATCGATGGAACTCGCCGTGGACTGGGGCAACCGCTTCAGTGCGACGACGCTCACGACCGACCCGGCCAGCGGCGGCGCGCTGATCGTGCCGCAATACCTGCCGGGGATCATGCAGCGGCCGACGCCGCGCCTGGTGATCGCCGACTTGCTCGCCAGCGGCACGACCGACAGCAACCTGATCACCTACATGGTGGAAACGGCGTTCACCAACAACGCGGCCGCCGTCGCGGAAGGTGCGGCCAAGCCGGAGTCGGCGCTCACCTTCGCGCCGGCCAGCGAGCCGGTGCGCAAGATCGCCCACTGGCTGCCGGTGACGGAGGAGATGCTCGAAGACGTGCCCGCGATTCGCAGCTACATCGACGCGCGGCTGCGCCTGGGCGTGGAAATCGAGGAGGAGGATCAGCTCCTCAACGGGGACGGGACCGCGCCGAACATCAGCGGCATCCTCGACCGCTCGGGCCTCGGGACGGCCATCGCGCGGGCGGCCGCCGAGTCCAACGCCGATGCGATCTTCCGCCAGATCATGACGCTCTACGGGGCGTCCTACATCATGCCCGACGGCGTGGTGCAGAACCCGGCGGATTGGGTCACGACGGTGAGCACCAAGACGAAGAACGGCGAGTATCTGACGGCCGGGCCGTTCTCGCCGATCCAGTCGCCGACGCTGTGGGGCTTGCCCGTCGTCCTGACGCCCGCCATCGTGGCGGCCACGTCGCTGGTCGGCGCGTTCAAGCAGGCCGCGCAGGTGTTCCGCAAGGGCGGGATTCGGGTGGAGGCGTCCAACTCGCATCAGGACTACTTCATCAAGAACCTCGTCGCGATTCGCGCGGAGGAACGGCTCGCCCTGGCGGTCTATCGCCCCGGCGCGTTCGGCCTCGTCACCGGGCTGGGCTTCCCCGTCTACCCGTGAGGCGCTGACGATGATCACTCGCTGGGCGGAAGGCGATCCGGGTCCGTGCCCCGTGGACGATGCCCCGCATACCACGTGCACGAGCCCGGACTACGTGCCGCTCAGCGAGCCGGTCCTCACGTCGCACGCGCACCCCTCGGTCGTCGTCCCGGTGCGCGCGCCCCGCATGCCGCTGGTGTCGCCGACGCCGCCCCCAATGCCACAGGGGCGGCTCGGCCCACCCGCGTTGCCGGATAAACCGTTCACGACCAAGACCTATCGGCGAAAGAAAACGCCATGAGCCCCGCCGCCGTTCTCGTCGCGCCGTGGCGGCAGCCCTTGAGCTGCTACTCGGTGCTGGTCACGCCGCCGGTCGAGGAACCGATCACCGTGGCGCAAGCGAAGCTGCGCGCCGGGCTCGACTGGCCCGCGACGGACCCGCGCGAGGCCCTGGTGCCCGACATGATCGCGGCGGCCCGCCACCTGGTCGAACTGGAGACGGGCCTGGCGCTGCTGACGCAGACCCGCGACATCTACTTCTGTCCCTACGACCCGACGATGCCGTTGCCGCTGCCGTCGCAATCGACGCCGCTGCAAAGCATCGAAGACATCGTCGCGTGGGACCCCGTCGCCCCGATGCCGACGCTGGGCCGCGCCGTGCGCCCGCTCCAGGCCGCCGTGCTGCCACAGGCCACGGAGTGGGCCCCCGGTCCGGGCGCGCGGATGCGGATCGTGTCCGGCTGGCCCTCGGTGGAGGCCCTCCAGGCGGAGGCCCCGACGCTGGTGCATGCCGTCGCGCTGCTCGTGGCGCACATGCTCACGCTCGGGCGCGACCTGGCGATCACCGGCGCGGTGGCCGCGATTTCGGAGACGCCGCAAGGCTTCGAGGATTGCATCGCGCCGCATCGGCTGGTGTGGGTGGCGTAAATGGAACGCATCAACCCGACCGGCAGCGTGCGGATCGCGCTGCTCTCGTGGCGGGTGCGCGTGTATCGCCCGTCGCAGGTGATCGACCCCATCTATGGCGGCATCCCTGACGGAGATCCGACGCTGGTGTGCGAAATCTTCGCGGGGATCGAGCCGACGATCGGGCGGCCGCTGCTCGAGCAGCTCGCCTCGGGCCAGGTGACGAATCGGATCGACCACGTGGTGACGTGCTGGTATCGCCAGGACATCACGACCGCGATGTTCATCGAGTTCGACGACGTGGCCCAGGTGCGGCACCTGGAGATTCTCGACATCCGCGACCGCGGCCTCGGGCATCGCTATCTCGAACTCTATTGTCAGGAGCGTGTGTGATGACCGAACCGGCAGTCGACCCGCAAGCCGCCAGCGGCATCTCCCCTACGTCGGGCGTTGGGCTCGGGCCGCACGTGATCACCGTCGCCGGCACCGGGCTGCTGACGACGCCGAACGGCTCGAAAATCGTGATGAAGGATGCCAGCGGCGATACGGTCGGCACGAGTGCGCTCGGGACCGCGACCGCGACGGCGTTCACCAAGAGCGTGATGTTTGACACCTTCACGCCGTCGGGCAATTACACCGCCTGGCTCGTGCAGAACAACATCGCATCGCAGGTGCCGGGGACGCCGTTCACGCTGACGCGCTATGCGCCGCCGCTGCTGGGCCCGGCGCTGCCCGGCTACGGCGTGTTCGAGCGCGGGTTTGGGATTCCGAACTACCGGGGCCGTTGATGCCGTCTGAGCCGGCCCTCCTCGCGATCCCGCGCGTGCTGGCGGCCGTGCGGCTGCTGCTGCTCAACGATGCGGCGCTCGTGGCGCAGCTCGCCACCGCGCCGGCGGCGAACGGCGGGGGCCCGGCCATCTACAGCGAAGGCGCGGTGCCGGAAGCGGCCCGGCCGCCCTACCTGACCATCGGCCCGTTCAGTGAGCGGAGCGAATCCACGATGGGCGGCGGGCGCAAGTGGGCCAGCGATCTGGCGATGCCGGTGAAGCTGGTCACGCAGAACCAGAACGTGGGGACGAACCTCGCGACGCTGGACCGCCTGGTCGTGCTGCTGCACGGCACCCGGCTCACGGTCGCCGACTACGACCACGCGAGCAGCGTCCTCGAGGTCGTCGTCGACGCCTACAGCGAGAAATACGCGGGCCTCGTGACGCTGCACTACCCGACGATCTGGACCGTGCGTGTGGGGCAAGTGCCGTGACGCGCGACATCGTGGGCCTCCTCCGGCAGCTCTACGCGATTCGGCTGCTGGTCGAAGGGCTGATCGGGGAGCTGGAAGCGCAGGCGCCGCCCGACCCGCCAGACGAGCCGGGCGCGGTGCCGGACGGGGTCTGCGCGCACCCGGAGGCCCAGCAGGTGGATGCCTCCGTCATGGGCGGGCCGCCGATGGTGCTGTGCCTGGCGTGCGGGGCGCAGCGGCTCGGGACGGCCCCCGGGAAGGCGTGATGCGGCCCGCGACCCTGCACGCGCTCGCGCAGCTGCTCCGCCATACGCGGGGGTGCGTGACGACGATTGAGAAGTGGGTGGCGCAGACGCCGCCCGAGCGGCTGGGCGAGGAGTGCGGCGAGGTGATCTTCCTCGTGCGCGGGTTCCTCGCCGACGTGCAAACGACGCTCAGCACCGCCCCGGGCGACCGCGCCGGCGCTGGCGAGACAACCACCGATGATTCGGCCCGCCCCACGGCCGCCCGAAGTCGTGCGTAGGAGTCACACCAATGGCCCATGCCGGTATTCGGGCGTTCTTCAAGCTGAACTCCGTGGACATCAGCCGTTACCTCGATGGCATCACGCCCTCGAGCCAGACGGACGAACTCGACGGGACGACGTTCCAACCAGGCGTCGCCGCGCCGATCAAGGACATCATCGCCGGCTTCCGCACGCGGGCGCTGTCGCTGTCGAGCAAATGGACGCCGGCCGCCGAGTTGTTCTTCTCCGGCGTCGAGGGGCAACAGGATCTGCCCTACCTCTATGGCCCGCTGGGCAGCGACGAGGGCATGACGGGGATCAAAGGCCTCTGCACCGTCCTGAGCTGGACGGGGCCGGTGTCCACCGTCGACGGCATCATCACCGGCACCGCCGAAGTGCGCTGCTCGACGCGCGAGGTCGGGGCGTTCGATGCGACCGGCGACGTGACCCCCGTGGAAACCGCGACGGGCGCGACGGCGGGGACTCCCGGTTCTTTTACGCCGTCCGGCGCGATGGCGCCGGGGAACTTCGCGGCGCTCAGCAGCGTGGTGGCGTCGCCCACGACCTTGTGGACGACGGGCCAGCACGTGATTCTCGGCGACGCCACGCACGCCCATTGGAACGGCACGACGTGGATCGTGGGTAACGCCCCATAAACCACGGGGAGACGTATCGAGCCGTATCGATACGGCTCACACCAACTCCGGCCCGGCGCTGCCGTCCGGGCCGCACTTGGAAGGGACAGAGCAATGGTAACGATTGAGTTCGACAAGCCCCGCCAGTTGCAATACGACCTGGCGGCGATCCGCGACCTGGAACGCGCCATGGACGGCCAGCCCCTCGGCATCATCGTCGGGCACCTGGCAAACCTCGGCGTGAACGCGCTGATCCTGGCGCTCTGGGCGGGGTTCAAGCACGAGGACCGCGCCGTGACGCCCCACCTGGTCACGGTGCGGTTGGAAACCTATCTCAAGTCGGGCAAGCCGCTGCGCGCGCTGGCCGATGGCATCAACGACGCGCTCGAGGAGTCCGGCCTGTTCAAGACCGCGAAGGATGAACAGGCCACCGCGGCAAACCCTCAGACGCCCACGAGCCAGTAGCGTGGGCGTTCCGCACCTGGCTGACGTGGGCCGAACAGATCGGGCTCGGCGAGTTGCAGCTTCGACCCGACGAGTTCTGGCGGCTACTGCCGCGCGAGTTCGAGCTGCTCTACGCGGGCTACAAACGACGCGAGGACCGGGCGTGGGAAAAGATCGGCACGCTCGGGCTCTGGGTGATCGCCCCCTACACCAAGAAGCAACTCACCGTCGCGCAAATCCTCGGCCGCGCCCGGCTGGAGACAAGTCCAGCGGTGGAGTCGGCTGAAGGCGAGGAGGCGGCGCTCGAGCTCGAGCGGGCGCGCGTGCTGCACGAGGCGTTGAAGTGGGCGAAGGAGTAACGACGTGCTGGCGATGACGCTCAACGGCGTGCCGGAGACGGTGCGGCAGCTCCGCCGCATCGTGCCGGTGATCTACAACGTCGAGGCCGAGGCCGTGCGCGAGACGTGTGAGGCGATCCGCGACGTGGCGCGCGGCTTCGCGCCCGTCCTCACCGGCGAGCTGCGCCGGGCCATCATCTATCGCACGCAGTTCAAGAAGGGCGACGCCGGCGAGATGCGGCACGTGGGCTTCATCGGGATTCGGGCGTCGAGCCCCGCCGCCGTCTACTGGCGCTTCATCGAGTTCGGCACGATGTACTACTCCGCGCATCCGATGTTCGGCCCGGCGGCGCAGGCCGCCAAGTCCGGGTTCACGAGTCGCATGCTCGGCATGGGGCGACGGCTCGAAGGGCTGTAAATGGCGACGATTGCCAACCTGTCGATCGCCGTCACCATCAACGCGGGGAACTCGACGGCGCAGCTCCGCGCGCTGACGGTCCAGGTCCAGTCGTTCGGCAGCGCCTTCAACAGTTCGCTCACGTCGTCGATCACGATGGGCAATCTGTGGTCCCGGGCGATCTCGGGCATCTTCAGTGCCGCGCAGCAGAACTTCAGCACGTTCGTCACCAACGCGATTAAGTATTCGCAGCAGTTCAATAACGCGCTGGTCGGCCTCTCCAGCGTGTCCAATGCGTTCGGCGTGGACGCGGGGGCCGCGACCGCCGCCGCGAAGGCCTTGTCCAACGATGGGCTCTTGCCGCTGCGCGACTCGGCGGCGGGCCTCAAAAACCTCTTGATGACGGGGTTCGGCCTGCAGGACTCCATCAAGATCATGAACGTGTTCAAGGACTCCGCCGTCTACGCGCGGCAGGGGTTCCTCTCCTACGGCGATGCGATCCGCACCGCGACCGAGGGGTTGAAGAACAGCCAGTCGCGCCTGGTGGACAACGTCGGCATCACGAAGAACCTCTCCGTGATCATGAAGGAGTACGGCTACCAGCTGCAGGACATCTCCGACAAGACCAAGGGCCACGCCGCGCGCCAGGTGCTCATGAACGGCCTGATGCGCGAGGCCGCCGCGATGGCCGGCGACGCCGCGCGCTCGCTGGGCACCTACACCGGCGCCGTGACGGCGGTCGATACGGCGTGGATCTCGTTGCAGGCCGAAGTGGGCAATGCGATCACGACCAACAAGTCGGTGCAGGTGGTCCTGACGATGGTCGCCGAGTCGCTGCGCGATGTGACGAAGTGGCTGACGACCACGAGCAAGGGCTCCTACGCCGTGTCCGATGCGCTGGTGTTCCTGCTGGGCTACCTGCGCGTGACGATTGTCGTGCTCGACCTAACGCAGCAGGGCCTCTCGTGGCTCGCCATCAAGGCGCTGGAAGGCGCGAAATCCATCGTCGATTTCGCGGTCAAGAGCGTTCAGGCCATCAAGTTCCTCATCGTGGCGCTGTCCTCGCTGCCCGGCGGGGCGAAGGCCCTGGAGGCCATCGGCGTCAGCACCGATCAGTTCCACGACAAGCTGGAGGCGTGGCGCGGGACGCAGGACGACCTCGCGCAATCCATCAAGACGCTCAAGGAGGGGTCGGCCACCCTCTCGGGCGTGTTCAAGACGGCCACCGAGCGCGTCGACTCGTGGATTGGCGCTGCCAAAGCGAATCGCGGGCTGCTGGTGGACATCGGCCAGGCCGGCCGCCAGGCCGGGGACGGGATGGACGCGGCCGCCGGCGGGATCGATCGGGCGGGCAAGAAGGCCAAGGAGAAGCTCGACACCTTCCGCGAGCTCGCCGCCGCGATCACCGACGTGGGCGATACGGCCGGGTTCGCCAAGGCCATCGCCGCGATCAGCGCGAAGCTGCCGGCCTTCAAGAAAGGCATGGAGGGCACGCGCGACGCGATGTTCGGCTTCAAGGAGATCAAGGACGCCTACGAGATGGTGGCCGCGATTGGCGGCCTCGCGCACGTCTCGGACCTCACGGCCGACCAACAGAAGGAACTCCACGAGGCCGTCGGCAAGGCGATGGACGCCTTCCGCGCGCTGGGCATCACGGCCGACAAGGAACTCACCGACATCTACAACGAAAGCGAACGGCTCCCGAAAATCATGGAGGAGCTGCACGGCAACCTGGAGGCCATCAGCCACGACCTCGACAAGCTGATCGCGCCCGACTTCATGGCCGACATGAAGGTCGGGGACATCACCGACCTGTTCGATTGGGACCAGGTGACGCAGAACGCGAAAATCATGGTCGCGGAGATCACCGACGAGATCGACAAGATGCAAGCGTCGATCAAGCCCGACCTGTTCGGGTGGTTCCAAGACCTCCCCAACGTGATTCGGGACGCGATGGCGCGGGGCGACAGCATCTTCGAGGCGCTGGGTCGCTCCGCCGGCGCGAGCTTCTCGAAGTCGTTCGCGGAGCACGTGGCGCTCGCGCTGAAAGCCAATCGGTCGCTCACCGGCGGCGAGAAGGCCCTCGGCCTGGCCGGCATGGGCATCGAGGCCTTCTTCGGCGGCTTCGACATCGGCCAGTCCCAGGGGAAGGCGAAGGGCGCCCTCGGCGGCGCGGCAACCGGGGCGATGAGCGGCGCGATGATGGGCAGCGTCATCCCCGGCATCGGGACGCTGGTCGGCGGCGTCATCGGCGGGGCGGCCGGGTTCTTCGGCGGGTTGTTCGGCGGGAGCAAGAAGGCGAAGGAGGAACGCGCCGAGCTCGAGAAGAACAAGAAGGCGCTGCTCGACCAATACGGCGGCATGGCGAAGCTCCAGAAGCTCGCCCAATCCCTCGGCGTCGACATCACGAAGGCGTTCAACGCGAAAACGCCCGAGCAGTTCAAGGCCGTCATCGACCAACTCAACACCGCGCTGGCCGAGCAGAAGAAGCGCATCGAAGGCCTCAACACCGCGCTCAAGGGCGTGAACGACCGGGCCGCGATTTTCGCCGACAAGTTCAGCAAGCTCTACGAGGCCGCCAACAAGCCGGCCGCTGGCGACAAGTTCACGAAGGAGGAAGCGGCGGCGCGGGCCGACGCGACGCAGAAGCTCCAGGCCCAGGCGCAGGCCTCCGAGGGCGAGTTCGCGCGCCTCGGGCTGATGATCCGCGACACGTTTGCCGGGCTGGTGAAGGAAACCGGCAGCGGTATCACGGCTCTGCAGCAGATGGCCCCGGCGTTCCAGATGCTCGAGGACGGCGTGACCAAGTGGGGCCTGACCAGCACCGCCGTGATCGACGAGCTGCGCGAGAACTTCAACCTGGTGAACAACGAAGCGTTCAAGCCGTTGTTCGAGCAGATCGCGGCCTCGGGCGCGGTGCTGCAAGGCCTGTTCGACGCCAAGGCGCTCTCGCCCGCCGGCTTCCAGGCCATCGCGGCCGACATCGGCGCGAGCATCCAGGGGATCATCGACAAGGGCGGCGACGCGGCCAAGACGCTGGCCCTGAGTCAACCCGTCCTGCAAACCCTCTGGGAAGCGCAGCAGCAGTACGGCCTGGTCACGGACGAGACGACCCAAGCGATCCTCGAGCAGGCCAAGCAGCAAGGCCTCGTCGGCGAGCACATGAAGGACGTGAACCAGAAGATCCTCGACGTGCTGCTCGCCATCGGCGAAGTCCTCGGCGCGACGTTGCCCGAATACTTCGACAAGCTGAAGGGGCCCGCCGAGGACGCGGCCTCCTCGATCGAGGATTCGTTCAGCGACATCCAGATCGACCCGATCCGGATTCCCTACACCTACGACGCCACCAACGAGCTGCCCGAGGGCGTGGGCGTGCCGCACCTGGCGACAGGCGGCATCGTGACGCGGCGCACGCTGGCGGTGGTGGGCGAGAGCGGCCCCGAAGCGGTGATCCCGCTGTCGGGCGCCAACCTGGGCGTCTCGCCGGCGAGCTACGAAACGACCATCTACTTAGATGGTGAAGTGCTGGCGCGGTCGGCCGCGAAGCGGATTCCGAAAATCATGCGCGGCCTGGGCGTCGGGCACTGAAGGGGGACGAACATGGCGGGACTCTGGGCCGACACGCCCGATTACTACAACCTGGCGCAACTCAATCGCGTCTGGACTTCGCTGACGGGCACGCACCCGGAGGTCTTTACGATTGTCGCCGGCGGCCGCCGCGCCGGGACCAACGTGCTCAAGGCCATCAACACGGGCGGGGTGCCGGCGGGCGTCTACTCGGGCATCCTGCAAAAGACGCTCACGCCGGGCAGCGCGACGATCATCCACGCCTTCGCCATCAAGTTCACGAACTTCGCCAACGTCGGCGGCGAGGTGCCCTTCTGGTGCGTGGGCGATCCGTCGGTGTGGCACGTCGGGCTGGCGATGCGCGCCGATCACACGCTGGTGTTCAAGCTGGCCCCCACGCCCGGCTACGGGGCGGGCGCGGTGCTGGGCGCGACCACGAACCCGGTGACGACCGGCGTGTTCTACCACTTCTCCATCAAGCTCACGATTCACGATTCGGCGGGGGCGCTGTCGTTCCGGTTGAACCGCAACGAACAACTCAATAGCGGCCTCGGGCTCACGGGCCTGGACACGCGCAACGCGGGCACGGCCGCCTGGTCGCGCTTCTGCTTCGCCTCGGGCAAACCCAACGGGGCCGACCCGATTCAGAATCCCGAGTTCGTCGTCTGCGACCAGGTGGTCTGCGATGACGTGGGCCCGGACAACAACGACCACCCGGGCGACTGCTCCGTGTTCGCGCAGCTCCCGCTCACCGGCAACGGCGGCGCGGCGGACTGGACGCCCTCGGCCGGCACGGACCACGGCACCCTGGTCGATGAGGCCGTGGCGAATGACGACACCGATTACTTGCAGGGCGTGAGCACCGGCCAGCGCGAGACGTTGATCTACCCGGCCCTGCCCGTCGTGCTGGGCACGCCGAAGTTCGTCATCCTGCGCCCGTGCCTGAAGCTGGCGACGGCGGGCGCGCAAAACGTCCTCGATGTCGTGCGCCAGGGCGGGGTGAACTACGACGGCGCGACGCCGCAGTCGCCGACCTCCGGCAGCTACGCCTATTACGACTTCATCCGGCAGCGTGACCCGGTGACGGCCGTGCCCTGGACGATTGGCGGGATCAACGGATCAGAGCTCGGGCTGAAAGTCCCCTAACGGCGTGCCGACGATCCAGGCGACGCAGATCGTGCGGCTGGTGGTCGCCGCGACGGTGCCCCAGCCCGTGGTGACGCAAGCGCCGCGGCTGACGGTGGCGACGGCGGCCGACGGCCTGGTGCTCACGCAGGCGGCCCGCCTGGCGGTCCTCGAGGTCGGCTCGGACGTGTGGATGACGCAGGCCGCGCGCCTGACCGCCATCGAGGTGGGCGGCGAGCCGCGCCTCACGCAGATCCCGCGCCTCACCGTCCACCGGCTGCCCAGCCCCCTGAGCATCCTCGTCAACAACGTCGAGCACGTCACCGACGCCAAGCCCTACAGCTTGCGCATCGAGTATCAGCTCGGGGCGCGCGGCCGCGCCGCCGTCGACATCCGCGACTTCGACTCGTTCGAGACGGCGTATCGGCCGGCGCTCGATCAGCGCATCGAGATGATCCTCGACGAGCTGCTCTTTCGCGGGACGATCTTCAGCGTCAACGATGGCCCGATGGGGGCCCCCGGCGTGGGCACTCTCACGCGCGTGGGCGCGGTGGACGACTGGGCCCGGGCGACCACGCGGCGCGTCACGCAGAGCTACGCGGCCGGCACGTCCCTGCGCACGGTGGTGTCGGACCTGATTACGGTCCACCTGGGGCTCTACCAGATCCGGCTCGACCCGACGATGCCCGAGGGGCCGCCGCTGCCGGCGGTGACGTTTGATGGCGTCACGGTCGAGGATGCGTTCAACCAGCTCGTGGATCTCAGCGGCGGCTGGGTCTATCGGTTGCGCCCGACCGGCATCGTCGAGTGGTTCGAGATCGGCACCAAGCTCCGGCCCTTCACGCTGTCGGCCGCCAACAAGAACATCCTCGGGGCGATCACCTGGACGAAGTCGCGCGCCCAGTTCGCCAATCGCGTGTGCGTCCGCTACGGGACCGGCGTGGCCGCGCAAAGCGAGGCCTGGACTGGTGACGGCGGGACGACGCGCTACCCGTTGACGAATCCCCCGCTGTTCCCCACGCCCGACAGCACTGGGTGGATCGGCTGGGTCACGGTGGGCGGCACGCAAGAGGGACTCGGCGTCACCGACCTGACCGCGCATCCGTGGTCCTACGACGCCGTCGAGAACGAGATCGTGCGGACCTCGGCGCCGACCCTGGGCGTGGCGATTGCGATCACCTACAACGTGCAATACCCGCTGGTGGTCTGCGCCGACGCGCCCGAGCCGGTGGGCGAAGCCGCGCCCCAGTGGCAGGCCTACCCGCCACGCGGCGGCCGCATGGCGCCCGATGGGGGCGGCGACACGACCGGCTACGGCAACAACGTCAGTGACGCCACGCCGCCGACCAGCGTGACGGCGACGGTGCTGTCCGGCGGGTCGCTCGAGGCGACGTTCAACAACGAGTATGCGTTCCTCGTCACGAGCATCGACGCGAGCGGCCGCGAGAGCGATCCCTACCCGTTCCATCTGCACCCCCCGACCGGCGGCGGCCGCGGCGCGTTCCCGTCCAGCGTGAGCACGCTCTACGGCACCCAGGCGGTGCCGAAGGTGACGATCGTGCCGGGCACCAACAAGGTGCGCGTGAGCTGGGGCGGCGCGACCGGCGCGGTGAAATATCGCTGCTACATCGGCGACTGGTACTACCGGGCCCGGTGGCACGCCTATCTCGAGACGACGGGGACCACGGTCGACTTCATCAGCGTGGCCGCCTCGACGGACGCCACCTTCGGCGGGCTCTGGTGGTACGTCGTGATGGCGCAGTTGCCGGAAGGCATCCTCAGCCAAGTCTCGCGCGAGCTGTCGACCACCACGTCGGGCCCGGCGCGGCCGAGTCGCGGCTGGTTCAATCCGGTCGCCGGGGCCATCGGCTACCAGGTCTGTCGGCGCGGCACGATGGGCGGCTTCACGCGCATGATCAGCGTCCCGCCCGAACAGGTCGAAGCGGGGTGGGTCTACTTCGAGGACGACTTCGCCACGTCCGGCGTCGTCATCACCGGGCTCCCTGCCCAGGTCGTGCCGTGGGAAGGCATCGTCGAGCGGGCCGACATCTTCGACACCGAGGAAGCGCTCGCCCTGGCCGAAAGCCTCGTCGCCAAGGCCAACGCCTTGCCGCGCACGGTGACGCTGCGCACGCGCGTGGCGACCGACTTCCTCCCCGGCGACACGATCACGCTCGACGTCCCCTCGCGCACGCTGCCCAATTCGGAATGGCTCGTGACCGAGGTCGAGATGGTGGCCGAGGCCGACCAACAACTCACGACCACGCTGACGCTGCTCGAAGGCCTCCAGACGCAGGCCTCGTGGCTGGACTTCTGGCGCGACATCGTGGGCGCGGGGGCCGGGGTCGGGATTGCCAGCGGGGCGGTGACCCCGCCGGCCGAGGGCGGCGGTGGGGGCGGCACCAGTGGCGGGGTGGTCCCCGCCGGCGCCCTGACGGTCCACGCGCTGCTGGTCGGCCAGGGCGGCGCGATTGCGCGGGCGCTCGGGCCGCCGCTGGGGCCAGGCGTGCTGCATGGGGTGGCGAGTGGCGACCCGGTGTTCGGGCCCGTCACGGGGTCCGACTTCGCCGCGCCGCTGCCGCTGGCGGCGGGCGGCACCGGCCAGGCCACGGCCCCGGCGGCGTTGGCTGCGCTGAGTCCCGCGACGACCAAGGGCGACCTGGTGGTGCACGACGGCACGGTGCATGTGCGGCAGCCGGTGGCCTCGACGCCGGGCCAAGCCTTGCTCGCGGACCCCACGACGGCGACCGGCCTGAAGTGGGGGGACGTGGCCGCCGGAGGGGGCGGGTCGGGCAAGAGCGACCTGGTGCTCCTCGAGGAGAAGACGGCCGCCGGCGGCGCGACGCTGGACTTCACGAACTGGCTCAACGCGGCCTACGACGACTACGTGATCGAGGTGGTCGGCCTGTTGCCGGACACCGACGGGGCGGGCCTCAAGGCGCGTGTCTCGACCGATGGCGGCACCACCTGGCGCACCACCGACTACGCCTACGCGCTGCGCTACACCGGGACCAACGCCGAGAACGACCGCGTGAATGGGGTCGCCCAGGCCGAAATGTTCATCCTGGGCGGGAACGAGAACACCCCGAGCGTCGCGAGCTCGTCGGCCACGCTGCACCTGGTGAACCCCGGCAGCGCCACGCGGACCAAGACGCTCCGGGTCGACGGCGCGTATATGTCGCAGAACGGCTACCACTACACGATCAACGGGTCGTGCTGGTGGGCCAACGTCGCCGCGGTCAACGGGCTGCGCTTCTACTACACGGCCGGGAACCTCGCCGAAGGGACCATTCGCATTTACGGCATGCGAAAGGGCACCGGCGGCGGCAGTGGCGGCACGGTGGGCGGCGCCGTCGTGCAAGTGAAAACCTACCAGACGGGCGCGCTCCAGGTGGCGCTCTCGAGCGCGACGATTCCCCTCGACAACACGATCCCGCAGATCACCGAGGGCACCGAGTTCATGTCGCTCGTGTTCACGCCGCGCTCCGCGAGCAACGCCCTGAAGATCGACGTGGTGTTCTTCTGCACGTGCAGCCTGGCGAACTGGGTCACGGTGGGGCTGTTCCGCGATGCGGTGCCCGATGCGCTGGCGTCGTTTTCCAACTACGAGAACATCGCGGCGAGCGCGCGCAACTCGACGTTCTCGCACACGATGGTGACCGCCGGCACCGTCAGCCCCATCACGTTCCGGGTGCGTGCGGGCAAGGACGCCTCGGCGGCCGGCGTCGTGGCGATGAACGGCACGTCGACGGCGGGCTACTTCGGCGGCTCGCTGGCCTCGAGCATCACCGTCACCGAGATCGACCCGGCCGCGATCGGCGGCGCGGCGACGGGCAACGTCACCGGCCCGGCGACCTCCGTCCTCAACGCCCTGGCCCGCTACGGAGACACGACCGGCAAGCTGCTCTCGAACTCTGGGGTGCTCGTGGACGACACGGGCCTGTTGCGGGGGCCGGTGGGGCTCTGCGACTACGGGCGCACCGTGCCGCTCGGGGTGTGGCAGAGCATCCCGTTCAACGCCGCCAACTTCACGGCCGACGCGCCGATGACGTGGGGTGTGGACGCCGCCGACGTGCTCAACTTCTCCTACACGCTGATCGGCAAGACGGCCGTCATCGGCATTGGCGTCGTGGCCTCGACGCTGGGGGGCACCGCCACGGCCAACCTCTATTGCGCGTTGCCGTTCACGCCCAATGTGACTATCCAGGCCATCGGGCGCTACTCCGTGGGCGGGACCGGCGTGTTCCAGCCGTTGCTGCTCTACACGCTGGCCGGGTCACCCTTTGTCGGGTTGCAGCCACTCGGCGGGGGGAACTTCGTCGTCGGCGTCGACAACGCCTACTTCCAGGGGTCGATTCTGACGGCCCTGCCCTAGCGTGTGGTCGGGTCGCGCTCGCGGATGTGGGTCCGCACGCGCGAGAGCCAGCCGCGCAGCCTCGGCTCCAGGGCCAACCATTCGGCGTTGGTCATCCGGCGCAGGGTGAGCGCGTCGGTGAAGACGGCGACTTCGCCACAGTCGATGCAGACTGCGAGCGCCCCCGGCGTCAGCTTGGAGGGGCCGCTGTGCAGGTCATGGCGGCGCTCGCAGTAGGGACAGTGCGTCTCTTGCTCGTACGTCTTGTCGAACCCTAACGTGTCGGAGGAACTTATGACCCTGCTTGGATTCGTCATCGGCGTCCTCGCAATCGGCATCCTCTATTGGTGCGTGCAACGGCTGATTCAGGCCTACAAGATTCCCGACCCGATCGCCACGACGATCATTGTCGTGTTCGCGCTGCTGGTCGTGATCTGGCTGATCGGGCTTTCGACGGGGAAGGTGCCGGGGTGGTGGCCGCTGGCCTGAGCCAGAGGAGTAACGTCATCACGACGTTCGTTAGTGCCACCGCGATGTTGCCTGCGACCGCACGGCCCAGCGGAGGGCCGTCTGCGGCGACGAAGGCCACCAGCCAGATGGCCCCGTCGAGAGTGATCGCGAATCGGAGGAAGGCTGGAAGCCTACGCCACGGCGTCATCCCTACTCCTCGACCGGGATAGCGTCGGGCGTCTGGTCCAGCCGGGCCCGCGCGTCCGCGATCATGTACTGCGCGGCGTGGTCCGACACGCGCGCCCACTTGCGGAGGAACTTCGCCATGTCGTGCGGGCCGCCGAAGGCCTGCCGGCCATCGACGGAGGCGACGTAGACCGGGGTGGTCTTGTAGTAGCCGAAGCCCACTTCGACCACGTGGTTGGGCACGTCGTAGGTGATGACGCTGAAGCCGAGCGCGGGGTCGCCGGGTTTCGGGGTGGGGGATTCAGGCATCGTCGTCCTCCTTGCTGGGGCCACTTTGGGGCCACTTCCGAAACTGCATTTTGGAAGTGCAGTTTGGACGGCTCCCTCGAAAACCTCTGGGGCCACTTTGGGCCACTTTTCCCGCCAGAGCCCTGTATGCTGCTGGCGGCATATTGAGAAAATGTTAGGAATAGTGGTGATTCGGGGGAACGCTGGGGCCAGTTGTTCCGCTTAGGAGGCGGACGCTCTATCCAACTGAGCTACACGCGCAAGTCCCTAATGCACCAATGACTTAGCTGCTTTCTGGGTTCCTCTCCTACCGGCCTTGTGGGCCGCTTTGGGGCCACTTTGGGCCACTTTTCCCGCTGACCCCCGGTGGGCCGGGCCGGCTGGGGCTCCCGCGCCCTCCGGGGCTGGGGCCACTCTGGGGCCACCGGCCCGGGCCGCTGGGGCCACTTTGGGGCCACTGCGCTTCGCCTTCCGGGCCGCCGCCTTCTGCGCCTTCTCGAAGTCCCGCATCGCGCGCTCGGATTCCTGGGGCGTCGTGTGGCCGTAGGTCGCCAGCATCGCAAAGGACTGGTGCCCCAGCCAGTCGCGGACGGTGTGCATGGGCACCGCGGTATCGAGCCACCCGCTGGTCGCCTCGTGGCGCAGATCCGAGAACACCAGATCGATGGCCGCGTAGGCCGCTTGGGACTCGGGCAGCAGCGCGTGCGTTTTCTTGTCGCGCAGGACCGGGAAGCCGTGCGCCTTGAGCACCGCGTTGACCCACGCCGTGTAGACCGACTCCACGCGCTCGCCGATCTCGTTGCCGAAGACGGCCGCGTCGAGGGGGTGGGCCTCGCCGTCGGGCGCGGTGCGGCGCATCTCGAGGACCGCCAGCATGCGCGTCGACAGCGGGAGGGACCGCCGCCGCGTCGGGTCTTTCAGATCCGTCACCCACACTTTCGCGTGCGGCAGATCGACATCCGCCCAGATGATGCGCAGCAGCTCCCCGAGCCGCGCGCCGAGTTCCACGCCCGCGATGATGCACGCGCGCAGCAGCGGCCCCGCCACGGCCAGCAAGGCGTCCCCCTCGCCGGGATGCAGCCGCCGGCGGCGTTTGGTTTCCTTCTTGCGCGTCGGCCCGTCGTCGCCCGGCACCAGCCAGGCCTCGGGGCGATAGAGCTTGCGCTTGGCCCAGCGCCCGAGCCGTCGCAGGAAGTCGAGATCCTTGTTGCGCTGGCTCACCGACAGGGTGGCGCGGCTCAGGAGAAACCCCTCCAGCAGATCGTCAGTGACGCACCCGACCGGCACCGTGCCCAGCGGCGTGGCGACCGGCAAGCCGGCGTGTGTCGTGACGATCGGCCACGCGCTCAGCACCGCCACCATCGAGCGCACGTTCGCGCGGTACTTGGGCCGGCGGTTCGGGTCGGCCTCCAGTGCGCTCACGTAGGCCTTGCCCACGTCGGCCAGCGGCGTTGTGCCGGCGGCCGACAGGGCGACCGCCGGGACCACGCGCGTGGGGTCATCCGCCGTGCGGAACGCGACGATGGCCGGATGCGCCCGCAGGTAGGGCATCAGCGCCGCGCCGGTGGGCCGCTCGCGCAGCGCCGCGACCACCGCATCGCGCACCGCTTCGGCCTGGCTCACCAGCCGGATGCGCTCGTGACCCACGAGTTCGTCGATGGAGATTTTCGGCCGGTGCCCGCCCACCTGCTTGCGCACGTGAAAGCCGTGCCGACACTTCGACCATTTCGCTGGTGGACAATCACAGCGCTTCAACAAATCACGCAATCGTCACCTCCCTTTGCCGTATCCGTCATGCGGCAACTGCCGCAACAAGTCGCCGATGACCTCTTGCACCAGCGGCGCCTGACTCTCAAACCACCAGATCAACGGCCAGAGGCGCGGGTCAATCACGCGCGCCGCGAGCCATTGATCGATCTCCTGGGGCGTCACCATCATCACGCGGCACACCCGGGCGTACAGGCGTGGGTCGCGGGGGCCGCGCGTCTCCAGTCGGCCGATAGTTGCAACGCCCACGTTCGCCAATCGCGCGACGTGGGCTTGCGTGAGATCGCGTTCTTCGCGGAAGTACCGGAGGGCCTGGCCGCGAAGCTCTTGTAGTCGTGTGGGTGGAAGTCGTCGCACTTCCGCAGCATAGCTGCCCACGATGCACCTGTATCCTTTTGATGATATTCCATCTCTGACGGCTCGGATAACAGGCGGAAATCAATCTCGTCCGAGTTACTTTTTCGGGGCCGCCTTCTCCGCGCGCCGCCGCTTCCAGTACGCCTTCATGCGGGCGCTGACCTTCGCGCGCTCCGCCTTCGACATCCCCTTGCGCCGCCCCGTCTTTCCGGCGCCGTTGACGTGGCTGGGCACGACCCGCCCCGTAAACTCGGGGTCGGCTTCGACCGTGGCAACGACCTGTTTCCACAGCTGATAGCGAGCCAGCGCAGCGTCACGTTTCCGGCGCAGTTGGTCGAGCAGCATGGGGGGCTCCTCACCGGCGGATCGTGGCCGCGGAATAGCTGCCTACGATGCGTCTGTATGCGTTTGATTATATTCCATCTCTACTGCTGGAAAAATAGGCGTAAATCTATCTTTACTCCATAGCCATCCAGTGCTACAAACGTCGAGGTCTGGGTGACGTGCGGAGCGGTTCCCCACCGTTCTGGTCACTCGGCGTCACGCGGTTTTCCAGAGTCCCATCTGGTGCGTGGAGGGCAACACATGCGGCGCACGACTGTGGCTCGCGCGCACGACGCGGAACCACTGACTCCGTTGGGGCAGGCGCGTCGTCTCGCCGGGCTGAGTCTCACCGAACTCGCGACGCTCTCCGGCGTGTCGCGGATGACGATTCACAAACTCGAACGCAACGGCCAATCGCCGACGCTCGAAACGGCGCAGCGGCTCGCTGTCGCGCTCAAGAGCACCGTCGATGGGCTGTTCCCGATTGCGACGGCGGAGGCCAAACCATGACGACCGGTGCGGCCGTGCGGCCGTTGGCGCCAGTGCAAGACCCCTGGTTGACGCTGCGTGAGGCGGCGACCGAAGCCAAGCTCAACGCGGAAACCCTGCGGCTCGCGATCGGGCGGGGCCAACTGCGTGCGATCAAGGTGAACGGTGGGCACGGTCCCTATCGGCTGCGGCGGTCCTGGGTGGACACGTGGCTCGAAGGCGACTGGCCCAACGAGCCCCCGGAGCTGTCACGCCTGCGCCGGGTGCGGTAATGGCTCGGCCGCGCCCGCCCGCCTTCCAGTTCTATCCGCGCGATTACCTCGCCGACCTCAAGGTCCAGGCGATGTCGTGGGAAGCGCGCGGCGTCTACTGGCACCTGTGCTGCCTCTACTGGCTGGAACGCGCGTTGCCGGACGACCCGGCCACCCTCGCCCGGGTGCTCAACGTGCCGCGCAAAAAGTGGGATCAACTCTGGCGAGAAATTGCGCCGTGCTTCACGCGCCGCGATAAGGGTCTGAAACACAAGCGCCTCGATGCCGAGCGGGCGAAGCAAGAGGCGTGGGCGGCGAAGTGCTCGGCCGGCGGCAAGTTAGGGATGGCGCACCGGTGGGCGAAGCACCCCAAATCCGACGATAAGGGTAGTAACGATTTACTTATAACTGTCGATAACTCTGCACTTGCACTTGCATCTGCTGATCAAGAACAAGAGCAGAGAACAGCGGCTGCGCCGCCTTCACCTCATCCTGTGGAAAACCCAGACGACGACGGGGGGTTTGTCCATCACAACCGTGGCATCGAGGGGCCGCCCAGCATCCGCGTCCTGCTCAAGCTGGCGCACACGTTCCACGAGGAACACTTTGAGAGCGAGACGGCCCTCGAGGACCGGCTCAAGTGGGCGGCCGCCCAGCATCACCTGGCCTATGACGGGCCGACCATCCGCCGCGTCGTCCAGTTGGTGCAGCACAGCCGCCGCCCGCTGATGATCGGCGGGGCCGACTACGACATGCGCCGCGGGCGACGGGAGCGTGCGCGATGACCGACCTGGCCCGCTCGCTCGACCGCGACTTTGAACCGCTGGCCTCGCGGGCGCTCACGTATCACCGGCGGTATGGCCGGGGCTGCAAGTGCATGCACGACGGCCTGCCCTGCGCGACGTGCCAGGCCGCCGTGGCCGCGCTGATCGAGCTGCTCGACGGCGTGTCGCGCGACGCCATCGAAGTGACCACCCGGGCGTGGACGAGGCTGGACACATGAGCAGCGTCGTCGGCACGTTCCGGTTGCTCGACGTGCTGAAGGCCGAGCAGTTCCCGTTGCCGGACCACTGCCGGACCGTGCATCTGGAGATGGGGGCCGATCAGGCGTTCATCCTCCACTACGAGGTCATGGTCACGGACGAGAACCTGATCAAGCTGGGGCGCGCGTTACAGCGACTCGGCCAGGAGCCGCGATGAACTCGCACGCGATTCGCCTGACGCAGACGCCGGGCCGGTGCCGCTGGTGCCGCTGCACGGAGGGGGAACCCTGCGAGCCGCCCTGCGGCTGGGCCAACCGCGCCGCGACCCTCTGCACCGCCTGTGCCGCGCTCGACCAGGCGATGCGCAACGCGCCAGGCCGTCGGAAGCTGGCCGAGTTTCTCCAAGACCACGACTTCCGATGAGGACGGGGCATGAGTCGGTATCCGGGCTGGCGGGAGGCGACGCTGACGGTCGCGCGGCCCGCCAACAAGTTCAACGCGCGCAAGACGACGCTCGACGGGCAGACGTTCGATTCGGCGCACGAGGCGCGGCTGTGGCAGGAGCTCCACCTCGAGTTGCAAAGCGGCGCCATCTCCGAGCTGCAGCGGCAACGCGCGTTCCCGCTGATCGTGAAAGCGAAAGACGGCTTGCCGGTGCTGGTCGGGCGCTTCACCGCCGACTTCGTGTGTCGGCGCGAGGGCCGGCTCCAGGTGGTCGAGGCCAAGTCGCGCGCCACGCGCACCGAGGCCTACCAGTTGCGCAAGAAGCTGTTCGAGGCCCTCTACGGGTTGCGGATTTATGAACGCTGACAGGAAAGGTCACACCATGAGCGTCCTCCGACGTGCGTGTCTGCTCGCGGCGGTGCTGCTGGTCACGGGGTGCAGCGACGAGAACACCCGGCCCGACGATCCCGGCGTGCCGGGCCCGGGCCCCTCGCCGCTGCCCGAAGTGGTGCGCGTCGAGTACCGCGTGACGGGCTCGATCAAGAACGCGCATGTGGTCTACATCAACGGCGTGCAAGGCACGACGGAGATCACGACCGAGGTGCCGTGGTTCGCCTCGTTCGAGACGACGCGCCCGCAGACGTTCGTCTACCTGTCGGCCGAGGCGCTGCCCGACAACATCGTCGACGGCACGCTCGTCGCGCAGATTTTCGTGAACGGCGAGGTGTTCCGCGAGTCGCGGTCCCGGGGCTTCACGCCCACCGTGACGGCCAGCGGGGAGGTCATCCGATGAAGGCACTCGTGACGCTGCTCGTCCTGGCGATCGCCACGCCGGCGCTCGCGCAAACGCCCATCAAGGAGACGGTGATCGTCTCCACCGACCTGGCGCCCGACCGCGAGAACGAGTACGACCACGCCGGGCATCACCACACGCGCGACCAGGTGATTTTCTGGACGGGCATTTCGATGATCGCGCTCGGGACGCTGGCCGCCATCGGCGCCGTCACGTGGGCGCAGGAATCGGATCTCAGCGAGGAGTTCAAGTCCGTCCACCTGGGTCGCGACATCCTGCCGTGCGGGACCGACCCGGAGAACGCCACGATGCCGATTGCGGAGTGCAAGACCAACACGCCGCTGCTCTGGATCGGCACCGGCCTGGCCGCCGCCGGCGGGGGCCTCGTCAGTTTCAGCATGGTCACGGATCCCCACAACTCGGCGCATCACGCTCCCATGCTCCGGGTGCGCGTTCGGTTCTAGTCGTCGTCACCACCAACAGGAGAGAACACCAACCATGAACTCCAAGGTCGCACTCATCACGTTCCTCGACGGCGCCCCCGTCGATCCTGGCTACGGCGTCCCCGGCTGGCCGGGGCAGGGTCTGCCCGGGCAGCCCCCGTACCCCTCGACGGGCCCGGGCTTCCCGACGCATCCGATTGCGCCGGGCGGCCAGCCGCCCTACCCCTCGACCGGCCCGGGGTTCCCGACGCATCCGATTGCGCCGGGCGGCGGCGGCCAGCCGCCCTACCCCTCGACGGGCCCCGGGTTCCCCACGCATCCCATCGCGCCGGGTGGTCCGCCCCCAGGCGTCTGGCCGTCGCCCCCGGTGCGTCCGTCGCATCCCATCGTCCTGCCGCCCATCGGGCCGGACAACACGCTGCCGCCGGACAGTGAGCCGCCCAGCGTCTCGTTGCCCATCGTGCTGCCCGACCCGCCGCAGCGGGACGGGAAGTTCGAGCTGAAGTTCAGTCCGATCTATGGCTGGGTGCTCGTGCCCGTCGAGGGCGGCGCGCGCCCGGACAACACGTTGCCGCCCACGGCGGAGACGAAGCCGCCGAAGACGTACTGAGCTAGGAGGTCGGTCGGCCATCGGGCGTGCAGGCTGGGGTTCGGTCACGGGTTGCTGCCAACCCCTCGTGATCGAAGGGCCCACGCCCGGTGGCCGTCGACGTGTCAGGAAAGGCCCCCCACCATGGACCTCAACCTCGTGGCTCTCACGCCCGCCGAGATCGCGCCCGCGCAGGACGCCCTCGTGGCGTGGTGCGGCCGCAAGCTCCAGGCGCTCGCGGACGAAGCCGACGAGCTCGCGCTGCACCAGCAACTCGCCGTCACCAACGGCTGGAACACCTCGGTCGTCACGGCCGCGCTCAATCGCACCGCGCGCCGCGTCACCTACTACACGAAGATGCGCGAGGCCTTGCAGGCCGGGTATCTGCTCGTGCCGAACATGCCGGTCGAAGTGCTGGCCGTGCGCGTGCAACGCGCGGCGCCGCGCCCGCAAACGTCGACGAGCCCGTGGCACACGTTCCAGTCGCGGCCGGAGCTGCTGCCGGCCGGCGTCGGGCGCTACGTGGACGATCAACCGCTGGAGGCCTCGCACTCGGTGGAGGAGGTGCGCGACGGCAAGCCAGTCACCAAGACCGAGTTCTACACGACCGCACACGACGACGACGTGGACTTCCCGATCGCGCTGACCAAACCGCAAGTCCTCGATGCGGTCGCGCGTGCGATGGCGCTCAAGGTGTTCGACCAGATCGGGCGCGTCCAGAACCGCACCAGCGGCGACCCGATCTACGTGGGGCAACTCCTCGACCCCCGCGGCAACGGGCGCTGCGCCACGTTCTTCCTGGCGTGGTGGCTGGACACGACCACGCTGTGAGGGCCCGATGACGCTGCCGTTCGACCATCCCCTCGTGCTCTATCGCGGCGACACGCAACGCTGGGGCTACCAGTTCTGGGACGATGCCGGCCGCACCCAGCCGCACGACCTCACCGACGTGGTGGTCGCCGCCGAGATCCGGCGCGCGTCCGGTGCGCCGCCCGTCACGCTGCCCTGCACGGTCTCGGGCAATGCGGTCACGCTCACGCTCTCGGCGGAGGCCGCCCGCGCGCTGCCTGCCTCCGCGCAATGGGATCTCGAGTTCCGCTACCTGTCGGGCGACGTGCGGACGATGGTCGCCGGCACCGTCGACGTGCGCGGGGACATCACGGTGACGCCATGACTGAGCCGATGGACGTAGTGGTCCCGCCGCCGCCCGCCGCGATTTCGCTGTTCACCACGGGCATGCAGGGCCCCCCGGGCGTGGCGGGCCCGCCGGGCGCAGTCGGGCCCCCAGGGGCGGACGGGCCGGCTGGGGCGGACGGGCCGCCTGGTCCCGCCGGCCCCCAAGGCGACCCGGGACCGGCCGGGGGGCCCGCCGGCCCGCCTGGTGCCACGGGACCGCAAGGCGACCCGGGCCCCATCGGGCCCCAAGGCGAGCCGGGCCCCGCCGGGCCGCAGGGCATCGAAGGCCCCGAGGGCGACGCCGGGCCGCAGGGCCCCACTGGCGCCACGGGCCCCACCGGGGCGCAGGGCGAGATCGGACTCACCGGGCCGCAAGGCGACATCGGGCCGCAAGGCCCCATCGGCCCCACGGGCAGTCAGGGGCCGAAGGGCGACACCGGGGCCACCGGGCCGCAAGGCAACGTCGGCCCCACCGGCCCGACCGGCCCGACCGGCGTGACGCTGCCGTTCCGCCTCGGCCACACCTGGGGCCTGGTCGGCAACGTGAGCACGTTGACCACCCTGCCCGCGCTGTTCGTGCCGCTCGCCACGCAGACGGCCACGCTGGTCGGTGTGCGCGCGAAGCTGGGGAGCGGCACGAGTGTCGGCGTCCAGGTGAAGCGCAACGGCAGCAACGTCGGCGGCGTCATCACCGTCACGACGACCGCCGCGACGACCGCACTCAGCCAGGCGCTCGCCGCGGACGACGAGCTGACCATCGTCCTGTCTGCGCCCGTGGGCGCGCCCACCAATCTCGGCGTGACGCTGTTCGTGCAGCACACGCCTGGACCGTAGCCATGCCGTGGTCCCTGTTGGTCACGCCCGTCACGGGCAACGGCGTCAACGGCGGCACGACCGCCGCGATGGACACGACGGGCGCGAACCTGCTGCTGATGAGCGTGGGGCTGTACGGGCCCGGCAGCGGGCCGGTCACGGTGTCCGATTCCAAGGGCAACACGTGGATCGGCCTGACGCTCCACGGCACGTCGGGCGGGAACTTTCACAAAATCTACTACTGCGTCGCGCCGCCGGCGGGCAAGCTCGGGCCCGGCCATACGTTCTCGTATGCGGCGACGACTTCGTATGGCGCCCTGGTCGCGCAAGCGTGGAGCGGGGTGGACACGGCCGCGCCGGTGAGCGGCGAGAACGGCGCCGACGGCACGCCGGCCACGCTCGCGGCGGGCCCCGTGACCCCGCCCACCCCGGGCTGCTTGATCGTCACCGGCATCGTCCACGACAACAACGGCGGCGCGACCGTCACGATTGATTCGGGGTTCACGATTGCCGGCTCGAAGCCCTACGTGCCCGGCACGAGCATGGGGTCGCACGCCGCGTATCTGATCCAGGCCGTCGCCGCGACCGTCAATCCCGTGTGGACCGTGACCGGCGGCTCGCCCAAGACCGCCAGCATCGCCGTGTTCAAGGCGGGCGCGGACGCCAGTCAACCGATGGTGACGATCCTATGATTGCGACGCTCAACCCCGAGGGCACCGCGCTGACGCTGGAGTATCTGGGGAACGTGACGCTGGCGAAGGGCTGGACGCCGCTGGTCGTGGGCGGCAACGTGTTCCGCCACATTCACGACCGCCTCCGCGTCATCCTCACCGTGCAACGCGAGCGCGACGGGCGGCGCTGGGTCCACGTCTCGCTCAGCACGCCGGATAGGTTGCCGACGTGGGACGAGTTGAAGCGCGCGAAAAGCATCTTCGTCGGCGACGACCGCACGGCGCTGCAGGTGCTCCCGCCCCTGTCGGAGTACGTGAACCGGCACCCCTACTGCCTCCATCTCTGGTACTGCCTCGATGGCGACGTGGTGCCGGACTTCCGCCACGACGGTGAAGTATGACGACCCCCGGCGATCTGCTGCGCCACTACCTCGGGCTCGCCTTGAAGGCCGCCGGCACGCGCGTCGACAGCGATGTGCGCGTGGAGCTGGAGGAGCTGGCGACGGCCATCGATCACCAGGCCGATCTCGAAAAAGAGATCGGGCGGCTGCGCACGCGCCTCGAGCACCTGGAGGAGTATCGGGAAACCCTCGACAAATACCTGGAAGCACAGGCCCGCAAATGAGGCAGACGGCACGGCGCCGCTGCGCCAGCACGGCACGGCGCCGCTGCGCTGGCACGGCACCGCCCGACTGCGCGGGGACGGTATCACCTGATGCCCTGAACGTCAGGCGTGAAACTGATCGGACGGCTTGATGACGAAGGTCAACGCACACCCCCCCGCCCCCGCCCAGAAGCCCGAGGCGGATCTCGCCACGACGCTGCGCAAACACGTCGGCCACCAGGTGCGCGTGGTGAGCGAGAAGATCGCGGCGGTCAATCGGCAGACGCGCACCGTGTCCATGACCGAGGGCGTCGAGGCCATCGCGGTCCGCTGCGACACGTGCGGCGAGGTCGTCCTCGAGGCCGTCAAGCGCGTGAAGCTATGAAGATTGGCGACCCGATCATCTGGGCCACGATGCTGGACGAGAACCCGCTGCCGGAGGGCTGCCCCGCCGCGCCGGGCGACTGGGCCACCTGGTGGGTCCGCGCCAACGACGCCGGGCGGCTGGCGCTGGCGGCCGCGGCGGTGCCGCGCCTGGCCGAGTACTGGGCCGACCAGATGGAACTCGCGCTCGACGCCGACGACCGGCTCACCGTCGCCGACGTGGCCGCGCCGACGTTCCTCGAGCTCGCCGGCGTCGTGCGGCCCATCGTCCTCGACGAGTTTCACTACGGCTGCGTCGTCGCGATGCTGGCCGCGTCCTGGCTTCACGGCCCCGCGCTCGCGGTCTGGTTCAAGCAACAGCTTCACGCGCACGGCGTCATCGTGTGAGTCATGCGCACCGGCAGGCGTCCTTGTCCTCGCGGCCACGGCATCTTTCGCGGGCCGTGTCCCCATTGCATCCTGCTGCGCGAGGTCGCCCGAGGGACGGCGCGCGAGCGAGGCTATGACGCCGCCTGGGACGTGTTCTCGCTCAACTGGCTCCGGCAGTTCCCGTGGTGCGGCCAACGCGCCGACGGCAAGCTGCACGCCGAGCACAGTCGGTGCGCCCGGGAAGGGCGGAAGGTGCGCGCCACCGTGACCGACCACATCGTCGCGCTGCGCCAGGGCGGCGCGCATCGCTCGCCGGCCAACAGCCAGTCGCTCTGCACCGGCTGTAACACCGCGAAGCAACATCCCTATGCGCGGACGTAAACCGAAACCCACGGCGCAGCGACGGCTCGACGGCAACGCCGGCAAGCGGGCGTTCAACGCCAACGAGCCCCAACTGCCGCTGCCCGACTCCGTGTTCGACACGCCGCCGCCGGAGCTCCAGAACAACCCCGTCGCGCAAGCCGAGTGGTTGTATCAAGCGCCGAAGCTGCGCAAGGCGCGGCAGATCAGCGCGGCCGACCGCAGTGCCCTGCTCGCGCTGTGCATCGAGTGGTCGCGGTATCTCGCCGCGATCGAGGGCATCGAACGGCGCGGCATGATCGTCCAGGCCCCCAGCGGCTACCCGATCCCCAACCCGTATCTGTCGATTGCGACCCGGGCGCTCCAGTCGTGCATCAAGCTGTGGCCGGAGCTGGGGCTGACGCCCTCGAGCCGGTCGCGCGTGTCGATGGTGAACGAGGGCGCCGAGGATCAGTTCAGCGAGTTCGATGAGCCGCCGGCGGCGATCAACTAAAGGAGGCAGCAATGGACGGAGTGAAGGACGACGCACCGCCGAAGCGATCACCGGGCCGACCGGTCCGCCTACGCACGGGGCCCGACAATGACCTAACGCTCGCCGACCTGAAACCGGACCTCGTGAACCGGCGGCTGCACACGCCACGCGGCGCCAAGATGCTGCAAGAGTCCATCGAGCAAGTCGGGGCGGCGCGCTCCATCGTCATCGACGAGGACAACGTGATCCTCGCCGGCAACGGCGTCGTCGAGGCCGCCGCCGAAGCGGGCGTCACGAAGCTGCATATCATCGACACCGACGGCAAGACGCTGGTCGCCGTGCGCCGGAAGGGCCTGAGCGCCGAGGAGAAACGCGCCCTCGCGCTCTACGACAACCGCACCGGCGAGCTGTCCAAGTGGGACGCCGATCAGCTGATGGACGACCGGCTGCACAAGCTGCCGCTGCGCCCGTTCTTCGACGAGGCCGAACTCAAGAAGCACATGCGCGAGCAGAGCGCCAAAGAGGCGGTCGTCAAGGAACTCGATACCAGCGGGGTCCACGACAAGTTCTGGATTGCGATTCGCGGGCCGCTCCAGTCGCAGGCCCTCGCGCTCGACAAGCTCAAGACCGTCATGGCCGAAGTCGAGGGCGTCGAGGTCGAGCTCGGGCTCGTGCAGGATCAACCGGCGGCGAAGGAGGACGACTGGTGACACGCAAGCGGGCGTCGATTGCGGTGGAGACGGAACGCCTGGTGCCGGGGTTCACGAAGCGGATGCTCGCGCACACCCAGGCGAAGGGCGACCCGGCCCTCATGCGCCAGGTGCTCGACTTCCTGAGTTGGGAGCCGACGCTGGCCGAGCGCCGGCGGGTCGTGCTGATCGCCCGGATCACCCGCGACGGGCCGCCGCTGACCGAGCCCGAGCGTGCGTTCCTGAACGATCGGTCTGGCACCGTGCCCTGGCCGGAGCCGTCCGCGCTGGTGCGTCAGTGGCTGGTGGCTAAGCGCGTCCAGCGAGCCTGGGTCGATTCCAATGGGGACATCCGATGAGCCCGCTCCCAATCCCGAAGATCGACAACGCCAAGGGGGCGAAGAAAGCCAAGGTGCAACTGCGCCGCCACGTGCTCGACGCCCTCGGGCCCGACCAGACGCGCGTGTTCGATGCCTTCGCCGGGACCGGGCTGCTCTACGACGCCATCTGGCACGAGGCCAGCCGCTACGTCGGGTGCGACGCGCGGTGGCACCAGGACGCGCGGACGTGCTACGTCGCCGACAACCAGCGCGTCATGCGCGCCATCGACCTGACCGCGTTCAACTGCTTCGACTTCGACGCCTACGGGGCCCCGTGGGACCAGATGGCGATCCTCGGCGCGCGCCGGCCGATGCAGCCGGGCGAGGTCGTCGGGATCGTGTTCACCGAAGGGACCTGGCTCAAGACGCGCACCGGGCTCATTCCCCACGCGCTGCGTCGGGCGGCGGGCCTGAAGTTCAAGACGCCCATCCTGAGCGCCGAGGGCTACGACGAGCTGATCGCCCGGGCGCTGAACGGCGTGGTGGAGCGGATGGGCGGCACGGTGATCCGGCGGTGGCGGGCGCGCGGCCTGACGCCGGCCCGGGTGCAGTACATCGCGGTCGTGCTGGAGCGCCGCCGGTAACGGGCTGGGGCTCTGGGGGGGCTGGGCTGGGGGCCTG